CCAAAAGCCGCTACCGAAAACGCCAAGAGGGCAATCCGCATCAAGGAAGAAAACGATAGAGGTTGTGGAACGAGGGTAGGATGGACACGAGCCAGGCAGTTAGCGGATCGGAAGCCGATCAGTCTTGACACCGTGAGAAGGATGGCAAGTTTCAACCGTCATCGACAGAACAGCGCAGGTGATCCCAAAGAGGATTGTGGCGCTTTAATGTGGTTGGCGTGGGGTGGAACAGAAGGGGTTGACTGGGCAATCAGAACATCAAATGCAAATAAGATGCAATTTAAGAGCAGCGCACAAGAGATTAAAGACATTGACAAAGAAGGGGTCGTGATAGCGTATGCGAATGTGTACGACTTTGAAGATTCCGATGGCGACATCAGCGCTAAGGGTTCTTTTAAGAGAACCGTCAATAACAACTTCAAGCGAATCCGGGTATTGAAGGATCACAACTCAACGATCAGTTTGGGTATCCCGATGGAGATTGATGCTGACGATCCCTATGGGTTAAAGACAACGACAAAGTTCAACTTGAAGAAAGAGGTGGCAAGGGATATGTTCACCGACCTTGAACTGATGTTGGAAAACGGAATGAATCCGGAACTGTCTATTGGCTACGAAGTTATTAAAAGAGATGAGACAGATCGAAAGATCATCAAAGAATATAAACTGTATGAGTACTCTTTCCTGACAGGATGGGGTGCGAATATGTTATCTATTGCAGAGGGTGTGAAGGATTTGAAAAGCACCTATGGCATCTTGGAACTGATTGAGAAGTCCTACAATTTGGACTACTCGGACACAAGACTGCGACAGATTGAAGAACTTCTGAAATCGTTAACACAAGAAGAACAAGAGACTCTACCTGAAACGGACTCCGCAGATGCGACTCCTGACAGCTCAGACATCAAACATCTATTCGACAATTTTTCACTAAATCAAAATATATCATGGACATTAAAGAACAAGTAGAAGCAGGACTTGCTAAGATCTCCGAGCAGATCGCACAAGTTGAAGCAAAACAAGCGGAAGAAATCCGCAATGTAGGTACGTCACACGAGGAAACCGTTTCACAAATGAAGAACCTTGTGGAGAGAGCCGATGCGCTGAAAAGCCGTATCGATGAGATGGAAAAATCCAGCAACCGAAAGGAAAGCGGATCATTCAAAAATGAACTGGCGATGGAATTGGAATCGCACAAATCACAGTTGGATGAGCTGAAAAAAAATGGTCGTGGTTTCCGCATGGATCTGAAAGTGGACAATCCGATGACCACAGGCAACACCTATACTGGCGAAGTGATCGAGTCCGACCGTCTGCCAGGTGTGTACTTCGATCCTGACCGAGCAACGCACGTGCGACAGTTCCTTACGCAAACAAGCACCACGAGCGACAATGTGCGCTACGTTCAAGAGACAGCCTACACGGACGGAACAGATGTTCAAGCCGAAGGCGCAGCCAAAGGCGTTAGTGATTTCTCACTGGAAGCCAAAGATGCACCTGTACGAACCATCGCTTCTTACATTCGTGTAAGCCGTCAGATGCTTGACGACACTGCGTTCCTTACTTCGTACATCAACCAGCGACTGCCTAAGAAGCTGTTCTTGGAAGAAGATGATCAGATCTTGTACGGTAACGGATCGAATGAGAACCTGGAAGGTATCACAGCAGTGGCGCAGTCTTTTGCTGCCATCACAGGTCTTTCCTTGGTATCACGATTTGATGCACTTGTGAACAGCATTTCACAGGTTCGCACGGACAATGGTGAGTATCAGGCATCAGCCATCATGCTGAATCCCGAAGATTACTACATCATGTTGGTTGAGAAGGATAATGAGAACCGATACTACTTCCCGGATGCTGTCCGTTTTGGCGGTCAACCACCGAGAGTAGCAGGTGTTCCTGTTATCACGAACACAGCGGTTACAGCCGATGACTTCATTGTCGGTGATTTCAACCTTGGTGCTACCATGGCACTGCGTGAAGGTGTAAGTCTGCAATTCTTTGAGCAGGATCAAGACAACGTTATCAAAAACCTTGTCACAGTCCGAGTAGAAGAAAGACTGGCATTGCCGATCCACAATCCGAATGCGTTTGTGTACGGTGACTTTACGACTGCACTTGCATCCTAACCTAATGGGGGGATCTTCGGATCTCCCCTTTTTTTATGCTAAAATATCCTTTCAACATTGAGAATATTCTTGTCAGCGCTACAAAGACGGAAGGTGCTACACCCACGTTTCTGACAACTGCCGAGGTAAAGAATTACCTTCGGGTGGATTACACGGTGGACGACACCATTATCGCTGACCTTATCCAAGGGGCGTATGACGCTTTTGAAGGTTACACGAGTAGGTCACTACGGACTTACACGATTGAAGCGGTCTGGGAGCAATTTGGAGCGTCTGTGGACTTACCTTATGCACCAGTTACCAGTGTTACGAAAGTAGAGTACAGATTTGAAGATGGCACGAATAACAATGTCACTTCGCTATGGGAACAAATAGGGGGTTCTATTCGGGTGCTGAAACCTGAACAAGTAGCGTATGGAAACCGATTGGTGGTGACCTATGCGACTGGATACACAACGATACCAGGGAAATTGAAGATGGGTCTGTTAAAGTGGATTGCTACCAATTATGAGGACAGACAAAATACAGCGGACTTCAACGTTTATGAAGTGCCGAACAGTTCAAAACATCTGTGGGCTGAATACCGGGTAATGACGTTATGATGAGTAGAAGCGACAGGGTGAATGTCGGGTCGCTTAGTGATCGTGTGACGCTTCAATTCACATCCACAACTGATGACGGCATGGGTGGGACGATACCAGCTAATACAAATTTATTCACGACTTGGGCGGATATAAAACCGCTAAGCGCAAAAAGACTGTTAAGTTTAGATCGGGCGGTACAAAACACCACCCACGAGATTACCTTTCGGTGGCGAAATGATCTTATCAGTTATTCGTATGTTCGCAGTACGTTAGACAATGGAATCCGATTGATTCATTCGGGGAATAATTACATTGTGAATACGGTCATCAACGTGGACAATGGCAGTTGGACGGTGCAATGTTTAGCGACACAGGAGTCGTATGATTAGCGTACAGGGGATGAATGTTCTTTTACGGAAGATTGCCAAGGCTGATAAAGAGGTTCAAGCCAAGGTAAAGAGAGC